ATTCTTTGAAAGTTTTATAACAAATATAAGAAGTCATTTTCCAAATAGTCAATTTTATATATATACTGCTTCTGAAAAAGAGTGGGCAACAAAAGAAATAAATCTTATTGAAAAAACTCACAATTTAAAACTAAATCGTCCTATATTTTCAAGAAATGATTGTATCCTTGATAGTTCAGGACAATACAAGAAATCTGTGAATAAAATTCTTCCTATGATCCAAAAAAATAACAAAAACAATATTCTTGATCGGAGTAATATAATAATTATAGATAATAATGATGTATTTATAGATTATAATTCAAATTTCATTCTATGTCCATCATATAATTCTATACATTTTTGTGATGCTTGGATTGATTTGAAAGTAGATTCTTTAAATAATGCTAACTTTAAAGACACAATTGATAAATATATATATACAAATAAAATATGCCAATACGATTCTACTAGCAAATATTGCGATGAAATAAACGAATTGAGACACAAATGGTATTACAAAAAACTGAAAAAAATAAATTCCATAAATAAGAAGTATAAAAATGACAGATTTTGGAAAAAATTAACAAACATAATTATTGAAAAAAAAATATCGAAATTCGATAAACAGAGTATGGAATTTATAAGAAAATGTTTAAATACTAAATAATCTCTAAAAAATTTTGCATATCCAAAGAAACTTCTTCAACATTATTCCCCATTTTACGAATATATGACAAGGTTTGTAAACATGTATCAGACAGATCATCCTTTTTTTTATGGGACAGTAAGAAACTCTTAAGTTTTGCATCGTTCTGAACATAATATGAACAAACCTCAATACCATTTAATTTAGTAATTTTGTATTTTTCTTGTTTTGAAGTGTTTGCTGCTTTTTGCAAAGTTGGTACAAATGAATGATTTTGTAGTTTTAGCGAGGGATTAATCAAGATAACATTTCCAACACGCTTATCCCAATGTCTCAATAAATTAAAATACGAAAATATAAGATGTTGAATCGTTTTCATGATACCATTGAGATTACTTGGTTGATTTTCAATAATAACATAATCTATATAATTTATATTAATCGTTTCCAATTTTCCCATAATATTATCTAGTTCACAATAGATAACATCTGAAATATTGTTAATCCCCTTGAATTGTTTTTTTGATTCTGCTAGACAAATTATTTGCCAATCTATTATACTTACCTTTTCTTCTTCACGAAGGATACAAAGTGCTAAATTCTTCAACCCAATATCAAAACTAACATATATCATTTAATATTAATTAATATTAATTTAACGTTTATGTCGTTGCTAAAATAGTACATTTCTATAAAATTTCAGAAAAAATAAAAACAATATTATTATTTTGTAAAAACTGTCATACATGTACTATTTTAATTTATTCTTTTGAAACTTGTTCTCGCGTACAAATTTCATATAATTATATAAAAGTATTAAAATAAAGGATATTATAAACATTGATGTCAAATTCATTTAATAAAGCACCATTTAGTTTTTCATCTCCAAATAATTTTGAAAGTTCTCGTTTCAATAATAAAGATATGTTATATAACAAAAAAAAGATCAGTAACGAAGTAATGTCTATGTCTTCTGGATCATCTGTTTCTTCAAGATCTTCTTCAAGATCAGGAACTACATCATCTTCCAAATCAGAACCAGAATATAAAAACAGTAATACAGATAATTCTGATATTGATGAAGATGAAAGTGTTCAAAGTGAAATGGAAGACAATAACAATGTTTACGAAACAATAAGGAAAGAAAAGAAACACAGTATGGTAAATGAATTAAATGAAAAAAGAGACCTTTTGTATCAAATGGATAGATTAGAATCAAAAGGATTTAGACTTCCCTTTAAATTTAGTATGGAATCTGATTTAGAAGAAATGAGGACAGAATATAATAAAATTATAAGGGAAAAAGAAATTGATGCATCTATCAGATTTCAACGCAAAATGATGATGGCATTTGTAACAGGAACCGAATATTTGAATACAAGATATGATCCTGTTTCAGCAAGATTAGAAGGATGGTCGGAACAAGTTCATGAAAATATCAATGATTATGACGATATTTTTGAGGAACTTCATCATAAATATAAGTCTTCTGGGAAAAAAATGTCACCCGAATTGAGATTATTCATATCATTATCAGGCAGTGCATTTATGTTTCATTTAACCAATAGAATGTTTAAAGAAAGTCCGCTTCCAAATGTTGAGAATGTACTAAAATCAAATCCTGATTTGATGAAACAATTTCAAGCAGCGGCTGCAAAACAATACATATCAGGCAATACTCAACCACAGAATTCACAGACAGGTATGGGAAGTTCTGGACTTTTTGGAATGGTCAACAATCTATTCAATAACATAAGTGGAGGGTCTCAACGACAAAACTTCAGAGACGACGATGAAATGTCTGTTGTTTCTAATAAGAGACCTTCTAGAGATGTAGATAACATTATAAATAATATGCACAATAAAATATCTTTTGAACAAGAACAAAATAACATTGAAACACTTTCGGTAAGTGATGAAGAAATTACATCTATAATTGAAGATACAGCAGATATCAAAATACTAAAAGGTGGAAAAAGAAATAAAAATTCTCGAACATTAAATTTATAAATATTTATTTTTTGAAAGGTTTTATATTAAACTTGGCTTTTTTCAATTTTGCAGATACTCCTTTTAAAGATTTGAATGGTGTTTTCAAATCTTTTGACATACTTTTTTCATATGTATCGGCATTTTCAAGAATAAATAAAACAGAATTTACTGTTAAAGGGAGTATTATGACAACAAATAGAGTTAAGAGCATCAATATAACCTCTATAATTGAACCTGCCATGATAAGTTCTCTACGAATATCTTCAGAACATTTGCATTTCTCATTTACTAAAAAACGCGTATAATCAATTATCATGAAAAAGTAAACGATACATATGATATAAAATGCCATCTTTAATAATGTATATAAAATTGCTATTTGTTCACCAAACATTTGAAGTACAACTGATGTAGGTATAAATGTTATAAAGATCAAAAACACAAATGCAATAACACTAAACATTTTGATAAAATCTCTATTGGGATGAACCGAGCACACGCATCCAATATTTTCAAGTTTTACAACATAAGTGTACGCTGCAATCAACAAGAAAAATACAAAAAGGTTTAAAAATATATTACTTAAATATGCAAATGATATATTCTGCATTCTTTATCTATATATAAGATGGGAAAAAAGAATTGACTATTTTGAAAAAGTACATTTCTATGATATTCTTTACATTTTAATTATTATTTTGAAAAACCAAAAATAATGTACAACATGTACTTTTTGAACTAAATTTCAAGTAAGTTTTTAAGAAGGAACTTCGAAGAAGATTCTAGATTTGATAAAGGAATTTGGTGTAATCTTTCGGAATATTTTTCATATTTATTGTGATTCATAATAACAAATAGATATTCTAAGCAATAATCGGCCAAATGCTTCTTCTCTTTTGAAATATTTATTAGAATACTTTCGAGAAAATTTACAATATTTCCTGTCAGTGTTTCAAAATGCTCAATGTTTTCCTTTTTATCCCAAAAACTACACCATCCTTTTAAAATATTTATCTGCTGTTTTTTCCATTTAACATATTGACAATAAATATCATATTCGTTCTCGGAGAGATTTAGAATGTTTTTATTTAAAATATATTCACTGGGATACCATTCATTGTCTGAAATATATTTTTTGAAATGAATCATATTATATTCTTTATCATAGTAATTCAATAATTGTATATATTTTTTTTCTGACGATTTTTCAATAAAATTCCAAATTATTTTATACAAAACATCCTTCTGTGAACTATTTGATATTTCCTGTTGAATTTGTGGAATAATTGTACTTGAGTTTGATTCTGTAAGTTTATTCAAAAACCCAGTGAATTTTTTCTTTGATTTATCTTCTTCTGTAAAGTTCGACGGTAGAATATGTAGTCTATTGTTCGGTTTTGGTGTAACGTAATGTTTATGATCTTTCCAATATTTATTTTGATGATGCTTTTTTTCTATCCATTCTGTAATTTTATTTTCATGATTGGATAAAAAACAAGAATACGAAGACTCTAGTTCTTGTTTTTTTTTCAAACTACTCGGCGAAATATTAAGATTGTTAAACGACCCAAGTTGTTTTTGAAAAATAGAAACGTCAATTGTTATAATATCATTATCATTCAACATTATAATTATGACTATCTTATAAACTCTTATATCATAAAATATATAAGAAGAATTGTTGTATAACAATCAATGACAGAACTGATAACGGATTTTGTTGATTTTATTGAATATAATATATATCAGAATGAACTTATATATAGATCAATTATAATAGTTGACGATAACGAAGAGATAGATATTGTTTATAAATTATTCGAAGCGAATAATCACAATGTAATCATTTTTGAACAACATGATTTGAATATCAACTACGACATCATTGACAATCGTGTAGTTTTGATGACAAAAAAGAATTTCAACAAATTTTTGCAATATTGTCAGTTTTCTTCATTCAACTTCATTGGTATATCTTATACGATAGATGATGAAAATGTTGATGTATTAATACAGTCTTTTTATGAAAAGACAAATAATAATATTGACAATACAATCATTTTATCGAAAAACAAAAGTAAACAACTGAAAAGATAGAATTTTAATATTTTCTTTTATTAGACAATGAAAATAAAAATATCAAAGACTAATCAGAAATATCTCAATTATTTCTACGTATTTTTAGGTGTTTTTTTGTTCGGATTGATGGCATATTTGTTAATGTCTAACAGAATAAACGTTGAAATGTTCTCTAATGATGTAACTATCGGATACTTTT